TTGTTGTCTATCATATCATGACATTGATAACAAAGACTAGCGATTCTATAATCATGAGCCTTGATGCCTGTGCCTTTACCATCACGCTGTTGATTAGAATGACCTGCACAAACTGTTCCGTCTTGTCTGCCACACATAGCACAAGGAAACTCACGAACCGCTTCTAACAATTTCTTGCTACGATAATTCATAAAAATACTTAATGAGTTTAGCAACACCACCAATAAACCATACAATGCAAAATATAACTATGCCATCGATAATTGGCTGTCTCATAATTCCCAACTCCAACCAAGAGTAGAAGCCCAACGTTCACAGTTTTCTTGATACTCTGTCATTTCTTTTGTAGTGAGTTTTGTTGTTGACTTAACCAACTCCACAGGATTGCCAGCTATCTCTGTTTGATAGCGAAGGAACTTATAGCCTAACAACTCGTGAACTGTGCTAGGGTCTTCACCAATGTAATTAGCAATTGACCCATATAGCGACCACAGCCTTTCATTCTGTTCAAGTGACCTTACAACTTTTTCTTCACTAATATTCACACGCCACCTTTTAGTTAAATCAAGAGCTTTGATTTTTGTTATCAAGTTTTCGTAATTGTACTTCGTCAAAACGAACCGAATCATATTTGTCATCCCATCCTTTAGATTTAAAAGTTACACCTTCTTTAGATGTTGCTTTGTATGTAGCATCTTCACCATACAACTTTTGAACATATTTTATAAATTCATTTATGGTCATGGTCTTTCCTTGTAACTTAAACCTTTTTTATCAAACCAAAAATTCCACTTACCTTCTACAGGATAATTACGTTGCTTTTGTAAATATACTACGCAATCTGGAATACCTTTTAAATCTTCTGCTGTCTTGTCACCTGTTTCAATATCATACTCTTTCTTCTTATTGCGGAACACACAAATTATGTTATCACATAAATTGCGAATATGCGAGCTGCCTAAAATGTGAGTAGCATCTGGGACTACATGTTCGTCTGCCATTTTTCTTGTATGTGCGACTAAAAAAATATGGATTTGAAGGTCTCTGCAACAAGTAGCAAGTCTGTCTATAAAAAGCTTTTGTCTTTCATAATTGTCTTCAGAAATATCTGACATCTTCATAAGAGAATCAATCACAAATACTTCTACACCTAGGACATGCTTACCCCAATACAATGTAGCAATCATATCTTCTGATGTGGTAGAGCCTGTTTGGTCATAAAGATATAACTTTTCTTTAGCTCGATCACAAAACTTTATTATAAACTCATCTGTAGGTTCTGATGATTTTAATGTTTGCTGAACCATACGAGCAAGAGTTAATACAGGTCTCATCTCTAAAGAAGCAATTAAGCATTTAGTATCTTGTTTCATTAAAGATAAAATAATTTGAGACAACCACATACTCTTACCATGCCCTGACACTCCTGTCAAAACAGTTAGTTCAGCAGGTCTTATTTTAAAGTCATCTTCCGTTTTAACAAAGCCCAACGATTTGCCAGAGTGTATTTCAGAATTAAAATATCGAACCACCGAGTCAGTAAAAACATCCGTACTCTTAACAAGAAATTCTGCATTTGCATGTTCACCTTTATAATATTCATTTATAATTTCCTTATTGACTGTTAATTTTTCTAATGCGTCACCTATATTCATTTAGCACCATCCCACGGATTCCTAACTTTTTGCAATTCATCTTCCCATCTTTCTTGGTTAATGTAAGTTAATGGTGAAGGGTTGAATCCTTCTTTCCATGATTTAGTTTTACTCATCTCTTTAACATGGGTAATGATCTTATCTGCAATTTTATCTAAACCGTTTCTCTTCCATTTTGTTTCACATGGCTTACGACCTACTTTTCTATTACTTGGATACTCTTTCCAAAAATCATTAAATCTACTGACATGTATATCTGTCTCTCTCTCTGTCTCTGTCTCTGTAACCCCACTTTGCTTGCACGATGCTAGCATGATGCTATCATTATCAATAAGCCATTGATTTAATACAGATAAATGTTTATTCAATTCATCTTCTGACATTTGCAAGCGAAATGCTAGCGTTCTGCTATCTGGTAAATTTCCATCAACATCTTCTGATGCAATCAACCAAACATTTATTAAAACCCAAGCACTTTTACTATCTTTTAATGCAAACCAATCTGGGTTCTTTAATAGATCGTTATGCACTTTAATCCAAGGTGGACACCTATTGTTATAATGCTGAAATTTTTTCCAGTTTCTAGGCATCATACTATTCTCCTTGAGGAATAGTTTCAGATTGTCTACGCTTAACTAAAATCTCTTCAATTTGTTCTACACGCTTCTTTGGAATATCTTTTGCTGGGTCTTTAGCCCAATATTGAATAGCTTGAATAGATATATCTAAAGCATATGCCATCTTACGTCTTGAGTTATTAAAGTGTGCTACAGCCTCTGTAAAGTTCATTTAAATCTCCTTATTGAAATGAATGGCGACTATAACACTCAATTAAAATCTTGTCAACAACTATAAAAGTCGAATAAATACCCCCCATTAAAATACTTGTTGACAATTTATTAAAGTAAGCGTATAGTGTGTTTTCAAGTTTAGGAGTAGACATGAATTTAAATAAATTTATGAGAATTATCACTAATGACAGGCTACAAAAAAAGTTTACACAAAAGTTCTATTTTGTGGTAAAGTGGTTTTTAGTAATATTTTGGGGATATTTTTTATGGCACATTCTTTAAAACATATATCAGTTATTCTTGCTGATCTTGTAAAAGAACTTAAAGAAGATAACGACAAATGGGAGAAAGCAAATGAGTCAACAACAACATTACGATCAAGTAATGATGGAAAAACATCAAAAGGAGAGCAAGATGAGCATACACAGTAAATTAATGAAAGCAAGATTAAAGTTACAAACAGCAGACCTTAAAAAGTCTGGTCATAATAAATTTGCAGGATACAAGTATTTTGAGTTAGGTGATTTCTTACCTACTATTCAAGAGATTTGTAATGAGGTAGGCATCTGTGGCACAGTAACATTTTATACAGACATAGCAATTCTTACTATTACAGACATGGATGATGCTACACAATTTATTGAGTTTAAATGTCCTATGTCAAGTGCAGCTTTAAAAGGTTGCCATGACGTTCAAAATCTAGGTGCAGTTCAAACTTATTTGCGTAGATATTTATGGACTAATGCTTTTGAAATTGTAGAGCATGATGCTATTGACGCTAGTGCAGGTGCTGTTATTAAGATGAAAGATACTAAAGCAGAGGACTTTATCTAATGGAACAACGGTCAGAAGAGTGGTTTCAAGCACGATTAGGTAAGGTTACAGCTAGTCGTGTGGCTGATGTACTAGCAAAGATTAAGAGTGGTGAATCTGCGTCTAGACGTAACTACAAGATTCAGTTAGTAAGCGAAAGATTAACTGGAGAGAAGCAAGAAACATATGTAAACCAAGCAATGCAAGATGGTATTGACAGAGAGTTTTATGCTAGGGAAAAGTATGTGCAACAATTCGGGGAAGTGGAAGAAGTAGGGTTTATTCAACACCCTACTTTGGAAGCTGGTGCTAGTCCAGATGGTCTTGTAGGTACAGATGGGATTATTGAAATTAAATGTCCTATGGGAAGTACCCATACAGAAACATTGATGACACAAGATATTCCAAGTAAGTACGTTCCTCAAGTCCAGTTTCAACTTTTGGTTACAGGTCGTAAGTGGTGCGATTTTGTAAGCTATAACCCAATGTTTCCAGAGCATTTACAGGTATTTGTAAAGCGTATAGAAGCAGATCCAGTGTATCAAAAAGAGCTTGAGTCAGAAGTAAAACAATTTTTGGAAGAAGTAGATACAATCATAAATAAACTTAAGGAGATTAAGTAATGTTTAATGATATAGAAAGGCAAATGCTAATTAAAGCGTCTAGTGGATTACATGCAGAAACATTTCATTCATTAGATATTGAAGAGCAAGAGAAGCAAATGGAAAAGTTGGATAAAGTTATTGGTCAGTTAATTAAACGTAATCCTGATAACTTTACAGGTAGCACAGTAGCAAATTTTTATAAAACACAAGGAAAATAAAATGGCAGAATATGACAACACAAACACGTTTACTTTATTTAAGAATGACAAAGGTGACAATCCTAAACGACCAGATTACACAGGTATTGCTAACGTAGATGGTATTGAATTTAGAATTAGTGGCTGGATTAGAGAAAGTGCTAAAGGTAAGTTTATTAGTGGATCTGTACAACTAAAAGATGGTGATGTTAAGCCTAAACAAGCAGCAGTAGATGAGGATGTTCCTTTTTAGGAACACCCTCTCTAAATGTTATTACTTGTTCATAACGTACATAGTTACTTCAAAGCCAAAACGCATTTCAGTTGCTGATGGTGATGTCCACATAGTTTGCTCCTTGTTTATGACATACAAAATTGTTTGTCTAGCAAATTATGCTGTTTTTGCAATACAAAAGCAAGTAAGAAATATTTATATTACCCTAATGAAAATACGGAGACATTATGGAAGAGATTATAGATTTTGATGATAATAGTGTGTTGGCACATACCCCAGAAGGTAAATTGCTAACATGTATACTAACGCAAGCAGTAGAAGATGCTTTATATAGACACGCACCTAATAAATCAGGTACTAAAAATATGAAGTATCATCATAAGATTAATTTTGAAAACAAAATAGACGCTATTAAATGGTTGTTTACTAATAGCGAATTATTAGATTTATGTTGTTTTGTAGTAAACGTGCATAAAGATTCTATTAGAAAAAAGATAATAGATATTATAGGTGCAGATGTTATTCATCCACTTGTGTATAATGTTTACAAACCATAATGGACATGCAACTGACAGAGCATGACGTTCATTGTATAGCTACAGCAGTCTATACAGAAGTCAATACACAATCACTACAAGAAAAACTAGGGGTTATTCATGTGATTGCTAATAGAATAAGGTCTAAAAGATTTGGCAAAGATGCTTGTGAGGTTGTATATAGTCGTGGGCAGTTCATAGGAGTAGAAAACTATGTAAATGGTAAGCAAGCTAAACCCGATCAAAAAATCTTTTTAGAAACTCAATTACTTGTACTTGACACATTAGTATTTAAGAAGTATGCTAACCCAGTTGCAAATAGTCTTTATTTTCATGATGATAGTATAGATATGAGATTTATTTGGAATAAAAAGAAAGTAGTCCACATAGGAAGGATGGTATTTTATTAATGAAACCTATAGCATGGCTTGTAGAAGAGTTTGACAGCACAGGGAAACTTGTATGGTCTGGTCTTATGACTTCAGAACCTACGGAACTTTCATGGTTAAAAGACCTTAAATTAAAGCTTCACAATGTTACGATAACACCATTAATACCAGATACCAAAAATATTGTAAAAGTAACTAATGTTAAAAAATATGATAGCAAAAAACTAACGGAGGCTTACGGTGGCAACTAAACCAAATTTATTTATAGCAACACCAATGTATGGAGGTTTATGTTATGGCACTTATTTAGAGTCTATGCTTAAACTGCAAGCATGGCTTAATGCTAAAGACATAGAAGCATACTTTTCATTTTTGTATAATGAAAGCCTTATTACTCGTGGTCGTAATACATTAGTTAATGACTTCTTAAAGGGTGACGCTACACACTTAATGTTTATTGATGCTGACATACAGTTTGAGGCACAACACTTATTAAAGATGATTGACTCTGATGTGGAGATTATATGTGGCTTGTATCCTAAAAAAGAAATTAACTGGGGTGCAGTATCTTTTGCTATTGAAAAGAAAGTGCCACAAGATCAACTTAAATACTTTACTGGCGAGTATGTAGTGAACATGGTTGGCGATGTTGAGAAACAACTTGTGCCATTAGATAAGCCATTTGAGATTAAACATGGTGGCACTGGATTTATGTTGATTAAACGTGAAGTATTTAAAAAGCTCAAAGACAAGTGTCCATCTTATACACATAACATGAATGATGTAAATGATAACTCTGATTTAGGTGACAAGGTTACAGAATACTTTACCACTAGCATTGATGACCGAAATCATTTATTAAGTGAGGATTATCATTTCTGTAAACTAGCTAGGGATAATGGTATTAAGGTTTGGGGTGCAGCATGGGCACAACTAGGTCACACAGGCACTTATCAATTTAGTGGCAGGCTTGTATGATTATACCTAATGACATGATTAGCCATGTAGGTAAGATATTTCAAGGTGAATATGCTATAGAAGGTATAGGCAAAAGCCCTTACATTATAGACATTGGTGCTAACGTAGGTGGATTTGCAGTATGGGCACATGAATACTTTGATAAACCAAAGATAGATTGCTATGAGCCTATAAAAGAAAACTATAATCTATTAAGACAAAATATAGCAGGAACTGACATAGCCATTAGAAACTTTGCTATTGGTAAAGAAGATGGTGAGCGTATGATGTATTATGGATTACATAACTGTGGGGAAGCCAGTCTGTACGAAGGTGAAGAACAAAGACAAGAAGGTGAGATAGTTAAAGTTATGTCTGCTAAACACTTGCCAGAGTGTGCCATCATGAAAATAGATACTGAAGGTGCAGAAATAGAGATACTAGAGAACTTGACTGTACAACCAGTAGTATTTCTTATAGAATTCCATAGTGCTTGGAATAGAAGACGTATAGATGAACTATTGTATGACTATACCTTGATAGATTGCACAATGCGTGGTTATAATTACGGAATCTTAAAGTATTTAAGAGGTAAATTTTAAAAGGAGAATCATATGGATAATATCAATCATCCAAAGCATTACTTGGTAGGTGGTATAGAAGCAATAGATGTCATTGAAAGTCGCTTGACAAAAGAAGAGTTTATTGGATACCTTAAGGGTTGTAAGATGAAATACGACTTACGTTACCCTTTTAAAGGCAAGTTTGAGGAAGATTTAGACAAGTCTGAATGGTATAAAAATAAACTATTAGAAATAGTTAAAGATGAAGATGTTGTTAATCCACCAGAGGTTGCTGCTCAATTACAAAGACTAGAAATGGTAGACGACTAATCGTCTAGTTCTGGCACTTCTGAATAAACGGAAAGCCCATCACCACTAATTTCGATGTGGCTTCCGTCATCTAACATTATAATAAGCACGTCTTCACCGTAATAGGCTTCTGCTTCTACTACCATTTTGCCTACCATGTGCTCACATAACTGTTGAATGTTCATAATTTTCCTTATATGCT